GCGTTATGATATTGCCAAATGATGAGATAGTTCCTGGGTTACCATCATTACCTAAGGTATTAGCCGTAGAGACAGCCGCACCGCCAGTACCGCCAGCACCTACAACGACAGGCTCCGTAGCACCACAGAAGATAGCGGGTATCATGAAGTAGAATGCACTTCCTTGCGCACCACCACCACCTCCGCCACCTCCACTAGAAGCAGCACCACGAGCACCCGATGCACCTCCGCCTCCACCATGCCATCCAATAACCATAACCATGTTAGTGCCAGCTGCTTTAGTCCATGTTGCTGATGAAGGGAAGAGTGTTATCTTTGATGCACCACCACCACCGCCAGGAACTGAAAGGTCAATACTATTAGTTCCATTAGTTATAACAACTGATGCATCACCGGAAGTGATATTAGTCCACACAGGAGCAGTACCACCACCTATAAGAATCTGTCCATTTGTACCGTTACTGGAATTTACTATATTACCATCGAGTGTTAATACGCCATCATTGAGTGTAGAGCTACCAGTAAGAACTAATAATCCTTGTAAAAGCGTCTCTCCCACAACAGTTAAATTCTCTCCCGCTGAGATGTTGTTCGCTATATTAATACTATCAGCAAGATCTATCGTCACGGTATTACCAGATGCCCCTAGTAATACATTACTGCTACCTGCAAAAGTAATAGCGTTCGCTGAAACAGTCGCGGTTCCTATATTACTTGTCGTATGAAATGTCGTCGCACCGCTCGCTGTTGCTTGGAGATTGATTGTATTGGCACCGTTAGTTATCACGACAGATGCATCGCTTGAAGTAAGATTTGCCCACTGAGCATTCGTACCACCACCAATTAACAACTGGCCATTCGTGCCATTTGTAGAAGATACTACGCCACTTCCATTAGTGCGCATGATACCATTGCCAAGAGATGAAAGCGTCGTTGTTCCTGTTGAAGTTATGCCACCAGTTGTTACAGTAAGTCCAGTCCCTGCAGTAACAGAACCAGAGAATGAAGGACTGTTCGCCACATTAACAGTTACTGTCTGACCTGCACCAACCGTATTGATATTGGATCCACCAACAATATTGATTGCACCGGCAGCTTCAGTTGCAGCACCAGCATCAGTATTGAACGTTGTTGTTCCCGCGCCTATACCAGTAGCTTCAAGGTTAATACTATTAGGGCCATTGGTTATGGTAACCGTAGCACCTGTTGAAGTAAGATTGGCATATGCAGAAGGAGCACCTGTTGCCGCAATAATAAGTTGTCCATTAGTACCACGATCAAGGTTAGCAGTAACCGTAGATCCGGCACCTGATGTATTGATAAGTTCACCACCGTGAATAGTAATAGCGCCAGCAGCCTCAGTAGCTGCACCAGCATCAGTATTGAAGGTAGATGCGCCTCCACCAATCCCCGTAGCTTCTAAGTTGATAGTGTTGGCGCCATTCGTGATGATGACAGTAGCACCAGTAGAAGTGAGATTAGCCCATGCAGGATTTGCGCCGCCACCTATAAGCAATTGACCATTGGTGCCGTTATCAAGCGAGACTGTTACTGTATCACTAGCTCCAGCTGTACTTATAACATTGGCACCTACAACATTGATATTATTTAATGCTTGAGTGGCAGTCCCTGTATCAGTCGTAAAGGTATTGGTACCATCAGTACTTGATTCAATATTGATTGTATTAGGGCCATTGGTTACCGTAATAGATCCACCAGATGACGTTATATTAGCCCATTGAGCATCTGAACCACCACCAATAAGAACTTGACCATTGGTTCCATTCGTAATATTAACCGACAGCGTATCACCAACTGCTGAAGTATCGAGATTGCCACCACCAACGACATTCAAAATCCCACCTGCAGGAATTGCGGTACCAGAATCAGATACATATTGATTCGCAAAGCTACCAGCAGTTTCAATGTTGAGTGTATGAGCACCAGTCGTGATGCTTATAGTGTTGCCAGTAGAGGTAAGATTTCCATATGCCGAAGCTGCGCCAGTTGCTGCAATGATAATCTGGCCATTAGTACCACGATCAAGATTAGCAGTAACCGTAGATCCTGATCCAACAGTATTAATCAGATCGCCACCAGCAATAGTAATCGCACCACCAGCTTCAGTCGCAGAACCAGTGTCAGCATGAAATAATGTTGTCCCACCGCCTCCACCTGGCGCTTCTAAGTTAATAGTATTAGGGCCATTAGTTATTACTATCGAGGCATCCGATGAAGTTAAGTTAGCCCATTGAGCTTCTGAACCCCCACCTATAAGCAGTTGTCCATTGGTACCATTGGTTGTATTAATCGTTACGGTATTACCTGAACCTGATGTATCAATATTAGCGCCACCTATAATTCTAAGGTCTCCACCTAAAGGCTGAGCAGTTCCTGAATCAGTAGGATAATGATCCGCAAATCCCGTTGTATCGGCTTCTATATTAAGGGTATTTGGCCCTTCACTAATGGTTATAGAACCACCAGTAGAGGTAAGATGTCCATAGACAGGTGAACCAGCAGTTGCCCCTATGATGATTTCACCATCGCTTCCATTATCAAGTGATATGGTAACGGTATTGGAAACAAGCGCATCAGTATGGATAAGATCGCCGCCCACAATATCGATTGTATCACCAAAAACAGTTGCTACTCCTGAATCAGTCTGGAAATTAGAAGCGCCTACACCACTGCTATTGCCAAGTTCTACCCAAGTTGCAATAGTCGATGTTTTAGTAGCTAAAGTCCAAACTTCAGTTGTTGCAGTATTAATCCATACGTCACCAATATCAAAGTTTCTCACATCATCTACCGTAGGATTACGCTTAGATTGCGTACTGTTAGCAGGAGTAAGTGGCTCTACACCTACATATGCCAAAGGATTACGGCTTGTTAATCGTCTGGTCATCAGTCAGCCCTCCTACAAGAACAATGTGATTGGAGTTCATTGATGCGTTCATTCAAACGCTGGAGTTCATTGATTATAATGGCCGGCATAACATGGTATTTAACGGTTTCCGGTTTCCCTTCTTGATTATAAACCACAAGATCCGGCATAACTTCGGCAACTTCTTCCGCTATAAAACCATACTGTTTCATCTTACGGACATCAGTCTTATATTCGAACGTTACGGGACGGAGTGCCATTAATCCAAGACTATCATCACGCATAGATACAATATTGTCTTTATAGACACGTGAAGATGAAGTAACACCAAGTTGACCGGCAGAATCCACAAGAACGGGTACGGCATCATTAATATCAGTGGTAACACCACTAATACCGGCAATAAAGCATTTAGCTTGTTCTGGCGAAGCGCCTATTCGTATAATGCCAGTATCGCCAATTACCCCTAGGTTAGAGATGACAATGTTAGAAGATTCTGCGCCAGTGTAATTATTACCAGCAAAAGATCCTATGGTAACATTGCGATCACCGGTAATAATACTTAAAGCACCGCCAATAAATGTATTTTGATCGCCAGTAGTGAGCAAACTGCCTGCAGATGTACCAATCGCTATATTATGAGCGCCTGTAGTTAGTGCATTTAATGCAAGACCACCAAAGCCATTATTGGCTACAGCAGATCCCACAGTAAGGGTTAAATTACCGGCATTTCTTCCTAAAAAAGCATTACTTGAGGGATTATCACCAAACGAATGGATGAAATTAGCTCCACCTACTGTTATTACCCCTTCAGGAATAGCAAAGGTTCGTGGCAAATTGATGTTTCCGCCATTAATATCCAAGTCACCGGCATTAAGGACAGTAGGACCTGTATTAACATTTAAAGAATCAACATTCATAGATCCGGTAATAGAGACTGAATCATTGAGATTTATAGTGACAGTATTGGGAGTATTGCCATCGGTATTAATATTAGAGCCACCAACAACACTAATAAATCCTAAGCCAGTTGCAATTGCTGTTCCAGAGTCGGTTATAAAATCAGACGCACCTACGCCAGCAGGAGCACCGGTCTCAACCCATTGCGCTTGGCGCATAGTATTGAGTCCAACGAATACCCATATTTGCTGTGTGGAAATATTTATCCAGGTATCGCCTACATTGAATCCCTGGAAGTCATTAACATTTGGATTACTACGTGCCGTAACTGTATTACTTGGGGCTAATGGCTCTACACCCATATAGGCGAGAGGATTAAGCCCCGTTAAACGTTTTGCCATTACTACGCTCCTTTTTAGCTAGCTGTTGCGGGCATCAGAATCACGTTCGCTTCTATTTCTGTAATCTGGTTGACTGAAAATAAGGTTCGCTAATCTATCGTTGTCGGTAGGGATCATTGCTACGCCAGCTTCTCTTAATTTCGGCTCCCACTCTTTTCTCATTAGCTCCATCGTATGCTCATATTTATGAGTCAAAACCCACTGTAAGCGACGTTTCATATCTTCTTCAAATATATCGTCTGGTATTACATGTGCCATAACTCTTTTCTGAATATCACTCAGCGTAAATAGCTCTTGATCATTCACGGATATTTTCATCATTACTCCTTAAGCAATTTTTGCACCACAGAAATATGAAATTACATTTGCGCCAGTTACACCTTGTATGCTGGCTGTTTTAGTAGAGCCACTAAATTTGATAGTAAAGATAGCGGTATCTCCTGCTGCCATATTTACTAACGCTGTTCCTCTTACACCACTAAAGTTGTTAGAAGCATTACGAATAGTGCCTATTTTGCATTGATTGAATAACATAATGTGCGAGGTAGTAGCTATAGTAGCTAACCCACTCGTCATAGCCGCTGTTGAGGAAACTGATCCTTGGCATGAAATAAGATAAATACCAGCATCTTGAGCAGAAAATGAAGTACTACCACCCCAAAAACTATCTCTATTAAACAAAGCTGATGCATTATAGCCAGTCACGGTAGCATTTGTGCCATCACCAGTTGCATTAGAAGTGGTCACTGTTTTTCTTACTGCTGCTGATGCTTGATTAATAAATGTTCGCTCTCCTGTTGAAGCAAATCTAATTACATCGGTTGTATTTCTTTGAAGTTCTAAATCAGTAGAAGATCCAACAAATGCCCATGTATTTACTCCATTTATGTCCATATCTAAGGATGGAGCACCAAAAGTTCCTACAGACAAAGCTAGATCGGCAGAAGAGGCAGTATTACTATTATTAGTATTAGATACTGTTAATGTTCGCGTAGAACTTGCGGTAGCTGTTGTAAACGTGAAATCACCATTAGCTGAAGCCGCAAATGCAGGATTAGCACCAGTTGTTGCTACCAATAACTGCCCTGTTGTTCCTGCAGTGAGAGCAGCAACGGGAGATGTTCCTGCTCCAACTAATACACCGTGTATAGTCAGCGTATTATCGCCAGTCCCTCCTTGAGAAACAGAAAGCGATGTAGCGGAATTAAAGTTTATAGCATTATTATTCGGCATTATGTCCTCACTAACATGCTAAATAGCCAGAAAAATAGGTCACACTATTGGTTGAAGGAGTTCCTCCAACAACGTCTACGGTCTTGGTACTACCAGATACAGTTATAATAAGCTTTGCTGTATCGGCTGCCGCCATTGAAACAAACACACCTACGGTATAAGAAACATTATTATTGATATCGCGCATTAAAGCAGGAGAAGCATAGTTACCAAAAAAAACAAAAGTTGAGTGTGTTAATGTAAATGTTTCAGAAGTATGCAAAGCTCCTACGCTTCCCAAAAGAACCATACCGCAGAAGTAATAGATGCCTGCAGTAGGGGAAGTAAATACGCCCGTTGCAGGATTAAAATTACTTCCTTGATCAAATTCTTCGGTGTATGCATGTCCCGTACCGATAGTAAATGCAGTGCCATCACCGGTCACGGCAGTATCAGTTGTTCCTAACACACCAAGAAAAGCAGGAGTCAGGGGAAGAGAAACGTTTCCTGTTATATCAACACTCATTACATTTGTTGTGCCTAATGCGGCACTTGCCGCTATAACAAATGGATCAGCATTAGGTGAGGTTACGCTATTATCAGCGCCCATTGTCCAATTAGTAGTACCACCAACTGCAAATGTTATGACTGGGTCTCCGGCACTTGCACCGCCGACACTTACGAGAAGCTCTGCGTTAGACGCTCCCGAAGAGTTATCCGTATTAGAAACAGTTAACGTTCGTGTAGCACCTGCTGTTGCCGTAGTAAACGTAAAGTCTGCAGCAGCAGTAGAACCAAATGCTGGATCAGCACTGGTTACTCCCACTAAAAGCTGGCCATCAGTACCAGCCGCCGTCACATTCACTGCAGAAGTAGTATTACCAACGATAACACCATGAGCCGTCAATGTATTAGTACTCGTCCCTCCCTGACTCACCGCAACGGGGATGGACGGTGTATTATTAGTAGCATTATTAGTTGCCATTTAATTCTCCTATGCGCTCTGAAGGATTATCGGTATTATACCACTGTAAGATTTCCTATGCTCGAGAGCACATTCCAATCATTATTGGCAGTAACGCAGACTAATTCTATGGTGTCCCTTGTTGCTGTAGAATCAAGATGGCCAGTAGCACCCGTAGTAGTTGCGGTATTTCCAAAGAATACAGTCTGACCTGAGTTCTGCGCTATCCGCCAACCACCCGCTCCTTTACCAGTCACACGAACATTAGATCCTAAAGCTGCTGTTGCAGGTAATGTGAGCGTTACAAGACCACCATTATTAGCTATGTAACCATTATTAACTGCAATTGCTTGCGTAGTTCCTGTAACTTCTGTCCAAGCAATACCACCACCAGCAACTTCCAAGTTCAAGGTGTTTGCGCCTGTAGTAAATACTACGGTGCCACCAGTAGAAGTCAGTGTTGCGAATGCTGGATCAGCTGTCGTAGCACCAATGAGAACTTGCCCGTTAGTACCAACTGCTGCTGAGGTTAATGAGCCACCACTATTACCTATTTGTACGGAATGATTAGTAGTGCCTGATACGGCAATAGTTGCTGCTCCTCCGAGGGCAACAGGAGAGCCGGTCACCGTAATATTGCTACCATTCGTTAACGTAATAGAACTATTAGCCAATGCTGCGTTAGGAACCGCACCAAATGAAGGATCAGCGCCAGTGTTACCAAGAAGAACCGTATTTGTTGTTCCGATAGAAAGAGACGTGAGCGATCCTGATGCATTACCTACTTGAAGCGCATGATTATTAGTACCGGATACGGCAACGGTAACGGTTGATCCGGCCCCTGAAGTACTTATATTATTTCCCCCAGCTATAGTGAGCGCTCCAGCAGACGGCGTAGCATCACCACTACCAGTATGGAATACGGACGGCACGGCTCCGGCTGTTTCTAAATTAAGGGAATTAGCACCAGTGGTAAAGGTGATAGTTCCACCAGTTGAAGTTAATGTTCCAAATGCTGGCGCAGCTGCCGTAGCCCCTAGAAGAACTTGGCCATTTGTGCCAACAGAAGTAGAAGAAACAGTATTAGAAGCCCCACCATATAAAGATCCATTTTGAGTTATAGTACTGCCAGAAAATGTATGGGAACCAGTGTTGTACGTTTGTATGCCATTCGATAATGTAGCAGTGATCGTTACGCCATCAGAATCACCAATGAAAACATTATGTTCATCAAGATTAGGAGCTTGCACCACATTAGCTGGACAATTGAGCAATATCGAACCAGTAGTAGCATCTGATTTAACTACTGAACCTATTGGATTTATGTTATTTATTTCACCGTCAGGAGCATTGATTCCATAAGTGCCAGGAGTTGATTGTAGATAGAGAACAGTTCCACTAGGCATCGCATTCGTATTAACGCCAGTTATAAGGCCTGTTATCTGAACAGTGCCTGTGGTAACGGTATCAAATGCAGTAAGCGCCATACCATGTACAGGTACATTACTCGTATCGGAATCAGCTAAATGAACTAAAGGAAGACTAAGTCCCCCATTAAAGCCATTTATCTGAACTAATTGTCCCTTGGTTATTGAGCCTGATGATGAACGTGCTTGATACGTAATTGCTGATGCAGCAGCAGCAGCTGCTTCCAAATTAAGTGTATTAGCACCCAAAGTGAAGGTTATCGTCCCACCCGTTGAAGTTAAAGTAGCAAACGATGGATCAGCTCCAGTCGCTCCCACAATAACTTGGCCATTAGTGCCGACCGGTATAGAGGTTAATGAGCCAGAAGCATTACCTATCTGTACTGCATGATTAGTAGTTCCTGATACATTAACTGTTAAGGTATTAGGAGAGCCATTTCCTACGGTTGTTATATTGTTACCACCAACAACGTTTATATTACCGCCACCATCGGGAGAAACGGTGCCACCTGTATTTCCGGTAAGCGTATCAACCGCTCCCAGTGAGCTGACTATAGCCAGCGATCCTATTTGACTCATGATTCATCTCCATAGAATACAGATACCTGCACGTTTCCAGATCCAACAGTACCTTTAACGTAGAAAATGGTTCCTTTAGAAATATAAAAACCATATGAACTCGCGGCCTTATTGCCTGATATATCGAGAACAAAGTAGCCATTGGCTAAAAGTGTAAAATGATCGTTAATACCATCCATAGAAATAGTGACGGTAGCATTTGTTTGATTTTGAAAAAGAATCATATGTGCTGGATGCGCAAGCGCAGTTCCAATGGCAGCATACGTTCCACTAATACTCCCAAAAGCGAGAGATCGAAGTGGCTCGGCAAGACATCTTACGGCTAAGCTCATTACTAGTCTCCTTTTATAAAAACTAAGGGGCAAAGAGCCCCCTAGAGCAACGTTTTATCGTCTACCTTTACGATGTAACGTCTTCATCTTCTTTTTGCTCTCTACGGGCAGCATCGACTGCTTGTTTAGATAGAGCTAGAACGTCTTCAAGTATGGCGAATGAAGCATCATATGCTTCCCCATAGTTAACACCAACCGGCATGTGGAAGTAATAGGTATGTCCATTCTTCTCTACTTCAAGCGCTACATATGTCTTAGCAGTCATCAAAAAATCCTTTTTGTTTTATGGAGCTACATTTGTGTAATAAGGAACAAATACGGGTGTTACACCCACGTAAAATTTCAAAAACCCTGCGTTAGTACCAGGATTAGCGCTTGCCGACACAATAGTAAGGGCGCCAGTACTTTGTGTAGTGTTTACCACATTAGTTATACCAGTCGTTAATGCAGTGCCACCAAGATCACCAGAGGAAAGAAGTGTTTTACCTGCAACAGCACCAAGAACGGCTTCTATCTCGCCAGCAGTCGCGACGATATCACCTGCTGTCGCTGTAATATCACCAGCAGTCGCGGTAATGTTTTGAGCAGCGATTACATCATTCCCTGATCTAATGTCACCAGCAGCTGGATCAGTAAATATATCTCCAGCAACTGCGCGAATATCACCCAAAGTGGCTACAATGTTATTGGTCGTGGCAACAAGCCCAGCGCCAGTTATAGTGCTACCAGCGGTTATCGTGCCTATCGTAGCAGAAATATTGCCAGTAGTGGACGTTATATTGCCCGCCGCTTGTATGAATCCAGTAGCTATAATATTAGTAAACGATCCTGCACCCCCACCAACGCCTAACCACATTGCAGCATTAGCTACAATAGAAGTTAGAACATACACGTCATTGTTGGGTTGATCTATCCACAGCGTCCCAAATGGCGCTTTATCACTGGCTTTTGGTGCACGTTGAGATATGATCGGCTCTGATCCTACCACAATCAGAGGTTGTGATAGCCCATAGGCTACATTCCTCTGCAAATTATTAACTGCCATTACGTATCTCCTTTTTAATATGGTCTACATATAACTATCACAACACCATATTGACATCATGTTAATAGCAATGTATATTTATACATATGAATACTACTAAAAAGCCTGTAGAAATCAGGCAAAAAAGATTAATTATGGATATACCAGTTCTTATCCATAAGCAGATAAAAGAATGGGCATTGTACCGAAATACAACAATGCGTCAGTATGTGTTAGAGGCGATAATAGAACGATTTAAGAAAGATTTACAGTTTAAATAGTATGAAAAAAGTTAGCTTTCCGCTGATATTATTTATCGTTGCCGTAGTGCACATTGTCCTTTTATATCTATATTTTAAACCCTAAATAGTTCTCGTAAATGGAGGAAACTATGACTAATTCTGAAGCAGTAATCTCTATTCTACTTGCACCACTAGCTATATGGCTAGGACTTGAACTTATAGAGCCAATAGGGCAAGCTCTATTCCTCATTTGTTTAGCAGCAGCTCTCTTTTCAATGCTGTTGATTCCAGTTGTTATATTTCTATTATTTTGTAAAAAACTGTTCTCAAACAAATAGTTCTTTTAATGGAGGAAACTATGTTCTCAAATACGCTACAATTATTTATTAAGCATACCTATGAAACACTAGAGCTATTTTTTTGGATAACTCTAGTCATAATAATCCCCCTCTATTTATGCTTTCTCTTTTTTAAAATAATAAGAGAGCAATATAGAGCCAACCTAGCAGTCACTAGAAATCTAGCAAAGATACTAGAATCTGGGTCAAGGAATATAGATAAACGAACAGACCAGATGGATTAACGCAATAATCTGGATCCTAATTCGCCTAAAGCACCACCTGCCAATGCTCCTCCTGGACCTCCAAAAAATGCTCCAAGTCCACCGCCTATTAATGCTGGAGCAGCTTTGCCGACTGCATTAAGACCGCTTCCTGTGAGAGATTGAATAGCAGTAATTAACTTATGCTGTCCTTTAGGAACTGGTTTAGCTAAATCCTTTTTGAATAAGTCAGCAAGTCTTTTAGATTGTTTTTCAACACGTTCATCAACCTGAAGTTGCAAGTCATAAGGAGGAGCTCCTCTATTCTCTTTTATGATATCTCTAACTGCTTTATTATATTCTAATTCAGCTCTTGAGATATTCTTCAAATTAGCGATGACTCGCTTTCTTCCTTCAGGAGACTGAGAAAGACTAGGAATAGTCTTTAAGAATTGTTCTACTTCAAAGTTTGATACACGACCGCCATAGTATTGTTTAGCATTACGAAGAAAATTCTGAGCTATTTTATTGAACTCTTCTGATCCTTCATTCATCAAATTAGGTATATCTAATCCAACTTTTTTTAAAAGATCTACATATCCTGGCGTATCTAGTTTTCCTTCATTCTGAAGTTCTTCCATACGATCAAGATCATTTATAGCCTGACGTGATGACTTAGCTTTCTCTGTGACTTCTTTAATAAATTCTTTATTGAACTTAAAGGCTTCTTGCTTCTCTTTTTGAGTTTGCTTATGCTCTTCTCTTCGCAACTTAGCTATTTCGGTAGCCTGTTTCTCATTTAGCCGTGGCAAAGCTTGTTCTTGTTGTTGATCAGCTCCAAATTGCTGCTGCGGCTTCTGTTGGAACATTTGCTGAGGAACATTGCCCTGAAGCAGTTGAAGCGATTCCATAGGGCTAATATTTGGCTGTAATGCCTGTTGCTGTTGTTGAGGAGCTTGCTGGCCACCAAGTTGAGCTAATGCTTGAGCATAGGCCTGTTGTCCTGGTTGAGCCAAGAGATCCTTGAAGGCTAATTGTTGTAGTTCTGGTGGCAATGCAGCGAGAGCGTGTGCTTTATCAGGCGATAATCCACTAAGAACTGATTGGAATTGTTTAGCTTGTTGTCTTTGTTGTAACTGCTGGATTTTACTTCCTGCAAGACCAGAAAGTAATGATGAAAGCCCTTCTTCTAATCCTTTACCATATTGCTGTGGAACACCGATTGTTTGTATAGGCATAGTAATTCCTTACAATAATAGAGGTAGAAGTTGAGAAAGCATTCTGAATAGATCCTGACCTTGTCCGCCACCTTGAGCACTCATTGGCTGACCAAGTCCTTGTAGCGCTGGACCAAATAGAGATGATATAAGTCCAGAGCTTCCAGGAGTATGGATATTCTCAAATTGAGGAGTGAGACCAAGCCCTATTTGTTGCAAGCCTTGTTGTTGCTGGCGAGCTTTGAGGTTTTCTTCTAATCCGGCTCCTGCTTGACCTACTCGCTGTGAAAATGCACTGGAACCTTGTGCTCCTAAGCCAGAGAATCGTTCGGCAATAGACGGTACGGTTTGTTGATTAAACTGAGTACGGGCTTGTTGTTCAATGGGCGCAAATGAGCTTGTCTGTTGACCGGTCACATTACCAAGACCTTGTTGCAACAATTGCTGCAATGCTTGAGACACTTCTGGTGTTACCGTTGGAACTTGATTGATTCTATCCTGTTTACCAAATAGAAAGTTTCCTATATCCCAAGGGTTCCCACCAAAGTCATAAGACTTATATTGCTGACCCCCTAGATTTCCCATTGCTTGCATGCCATTTGCCATCACGTACCTTTCAATTTAACAACTCTCCTGTATACACTATACCATATGAAGTAAGGCATAAAAAAGAAAGGTATGCCTCATGGCAGGTAGTTATCCATTTCAGACTAATCCAGGTTCATTCGTTACTACTACGTATATCGTAGATCCAGCCCTTATACATCAACTACAACAGGAAACTCCCCAACTAAGAGATGTTCTTATCCGCATAGCCCAATCATTGAACTATAACTCTCTTTCCATGAATACGCGTGATGCTGGCTATTATGTGCAAGAAGAATTTGTATGTGGCCAGATCTATTATCCAAATCCAATTAATAGTTCGACAACAGGCAATACACCATTATCTCCTGAGTTCAGACAAGTATTTCGTAAAATAATATTCTTTGGGGCGCTTCCTAATGCAGGAACAAAATCAGTTCCACATGGCCTTGTTATAACAACCGGTTTTAGCTTTACTCGTATTTATGCAACTGCTTCAGATCAAATAGCATTCTCTTATCTTCCTATTCCTTATGCTTCCGTAGTTCTCATCAATAACATAGAACTGAATGTTGATGCCGTTAATGTAAACATAACCACCGGTATCGATAGAACAGCTTATACAACTACTTATGTAGTTCTCGAATACATAAAAAGCTAATGTTGCAGCAGCTGTTGCAACATTTTAAAAGCTTGGGTACCGCCTACTAAAAGTTTGCCCTAAGTTTGATAGAGAGATTTACGTCATACGTGGCAGAGATTTACATATTTACAGGGTAAAAATTAATTTATGCGTAGGTTAGCAGTTACGCTTTGTAGAGTTAGCGGTTACGCTTTTACCGTACCTCTGTGCAGTAAAAGTACCAATTTACCGTACCTCTGTGCAGTCAACTTTTGTACCATGAACCCCAGAAAGTGTACCATGAACCCCAGAATCAACTGTCGTCAAATTGTCGGCAATTAAATTAACAAAATAATTGTCGGGTTCTGTCGGGCTGACAATCCGGTTCGAAATAGTCTTATTGGAGTACCCCAATAGGACTATTTCGAACTAATGTGCAAAAAATTAAAAATTGCTATGATAGCGGCATCAAACCAATTTAAAAGGGATTAGATGTTAGATAAAGAAAAATATAGAAAAGAATATAACGATATTATAGAAGATATACTAGATTCTATAATATGTTCTTTACCTACTATAGAACAAATGGGCGCCCAGATTCTTGCACAAAGCGATAGAAGATCCTTGAAGACATTTGGCCTAGATCTACGAGAACAAATAATAGAACAATCAATTACGCTTATTGATAGATGTAAGGATCTACTACATCAATTATCAGAAGAATATACTCCTGCTGAAGGGTGCGTGTTTGCCGAAGAACCAGCTCAAACGACAATGGAAAAAACAAAAAGAGATCTCAGCATTATAAAAGAAAAAATGATTACCCTAGGTCATTATTTGTAAAAAGGATGGTAATGAAGCAATCATTCAAAGACAATATCATGGCTGAGATAGAAATCACGGTTGAACGGCTAGAAAAGCATCTAAAAGCTTGTATGTATCAACATTTCACCGAGCAAGACTCAAAAGAAGTTGATAGTCCGGCTCCGGGACGGCCTTTTAAGGTACATAGAAAGAATACGGGATATAAGAAACCGTCGTGGGATTAGTCTAGTCACGCCAAAGCTTTAGCGACGGCGGATGGCGTCCCTACGGGGAGTTGAACCCACGATTTTCGCCGTGAAAGGGCGATGTCCTAACCATTAGACGACAGAGACTTAATAAAAAACCGCCAAGTTACCTTAGCGGCAAAAAAGGTCGAGCATCTGAAGATTATCATTTCAAACACTTAACATACACACCATACATCAGAAATATTGATTTGTCTTCATGGCATATATAAACATGGCATTGAGTTCGAAATCACTGAAGGCAAATGCTGGTGTCATTATTTGAGTAGGGCTAAATGTAAGTTGAATCTGTACTACCTCACCTTCTGCCTGGAAATAACAGACGTGCCAGAATCTATCCTGCAATTGTTGTAATGGAACCAAGAAATAACCACTCGTCTCAATTACACTCGTGCCTAACATAGCACCTGTTATCTGCCCTTGCTGAACTAGATTGTATTGATCTGCAGATGATACATACACATTAGCGGTAATTTCACCTTCAGACGTACGATCTACATAGAAGACGATCTTTGGTATGTAAACATTGCAGCCTTCTTGATTGTAGAAATTATACTGCTTAGTTCGTATGTCGATATTGCTTACGCGCGCAATGGTTCCACCACCGGTATAGGTGCCAGTAACACCAGGTAAAAGAACAGTGAACGTATCTACTGTTGGCGTAGAATTTATAGGCAATATAAGACCGTTAAGACCAAACATGCCTTGCATATTCTCTATATAAACGTACTCATCAACGTGAAGATTATGTGATATGACGGTAAATGTAACTACGTTGCCAGACACAGTGGTATTTGTTATCTGCAGCGCAGGACTATTTGCTGCAGTGTCAGGTTCAATCAAGAATGTAAATCCTTCCTGATTACCCGCAATGACCTGGCGGAATAAGGCTTGCAGTGTTCCACTATCCCATTGATCTATAAACTCTTCCCACGTTAAGTTAGTAGATTGCCAGGTTATATCATTTGGGTTCTGGAAGTAACCAAAAGCTGTTATAGAATCATTATTTATAGCCCATGTTCCCGTCTTGTAATTGAATACGAGGACACGGTCTGGAAATTTAACATTAGCATCCTGAGAGGGGAAAGCCCAATAGACCATTTCTACTTTATAATCCCTGATTCCATAGACGCGCTGAACGCCCTCATTCTCATTATGAATATCAAACACTTCATCAGGAATCTTATCATCTATACGATCTACGCTTGCACCATTACATGCATGTATACCAACGTTTCCAACCCCTAAAACTATCTGATCGAATGGCACTACTGAGAATGTAGATTCTACCCCAAGCTCTGTATTTATTTTCTGCCACACAAATGGTAACACTTGGTTGCCGATGTACACCAATTCCCATGTGCTACGTTCGAAAAATACGATGAGACGATCACGTAGAAATTCTGCAGAAATAATAGTTTCTTTGGTAGGTGCATCGATATATCCTCCACGACCTGGTGTATCTTCAAGCCATCCATTAGCTGCATCAGTAGGGTCTCCATTCTGAGAGAACCTACATCGCTGTGCAAAGAGACGATTGGTGCCACCAATATCTTCTATGGTATTGAGAAGTACGAGCCTATCTTTAAAGGGCACTATAATACGAGAGGTAATTATCGTATCAGCTGCAGCATTAATGACAGGAACTAACGTGGCCCATGTTGCGCCATTCCAATATTGGATACCATCAGGTGGATTGTAATTAGTGACGAACAATAAATTGTCATAACTATTAGCACCACGGTAGTTCGCTCCCCAAAAGAAGTCTGAATCATCGCCGGTCCATATTCCAGCTCCTAAACGAGACCATCCACTCGCATAGGTATAAGCAAACTGGGTATCAAAAGCATAAAGAATCTCATCATTTATAGTATTACGCTCATACGTAATCAGGCCCATGACAGGTTCAGCTGGATAGAAAAACACAGGAGTTAATGCAGCGGCGCCAGTAATAACAACAGCACCAGTTGTCGTATTAAATGTATGAACGGTTGATGTGCCGGTATCGAGCATTATGCCAGGAACACCAAGAACTACAACAGTAAATATCTCATCACCAATAGAAAAAATCTGTCCAATTTTAAAGATAGCGCCAGGAACAGTGCCAGAAAAATTGCCTGATACATCAGTAGTTCCTAGAAGTATCCGTAGGCGTGATACTAATTGTTCAAACAATGGATTAACAGCAGCGCTACCTTGTAATAAAGTAGATCCAAATCGTTTTCTTATGCGTCCACGAAAATTATATGCATTCTGAAGCATCGCGAATGCATCGTCCGGAATAAGCCATGGCTTGACGTTTGATTCAAGGCCAGAGTTCATAGGAGCTATAAGAAAACGATCATATGCCATGTTACATTCCTATAGCAAAATAATTCATAGAAACATTTCCATTATTTGGCAGACCATTGGCACGCGCAAGCACTGAGAATTTTGTTGTTGAGAAGTTTCCAATCGCTAAAGATGTGTTTAATTGATTTTCACCAATGGGACAAGTAAACGTTTGGTTCCCCACAATACAAAATACTGCAGTAAACACTGGAATTGACCCGCCAGAAGGAAATGTCACTTCACTACTAAATGGACACGGATTAGACGGATTTCTAGGGACGGTGCCAGTGCCCCATTTAATCAATAATCCAGAGGGCAATCTGGTCCATCCATTACTATTTAAAGTTGCTTCTGTTATAGAATATCCCATGTCAGCTGCAAGATTATTGCGCTGAAAATAGAGTTCCGGGACACCACTAACAGCTCCAACCTTTGAATATAATGCTACTTCAGGTGTGGTTAATGTATTGAGAGTTGGCGTTGCAGTAGGAAATTCTATAAAAGGATGTTTTCCCTCTGTAGCAGAACCAAAGGTAGAATGGTTTACATCTATTAACTGTTTTATGGCAATAAAATTATCTAAAAGGTCTTGTTGTGAATCCTTTAGCCTATTAGTCGGCTGCGGAATATTATTCTGATATGCCAAAGTTTTCTCCTTTTCAATTCAAAATCATTCAATTAAAACGGGCTTCCTGCACCCCAACCCCATCCGCCAGTACCACCAAGTCCAGAGTTCTCACTATAGATCGTAGCAGTGCGTTCTTTAGTCATCTGCACTAAGGTTGTACGTAATGCCAAGCGTTCTTGCGTCTTAAATTCTGGCATCAAAAGCTGAACACTATCGGTGTCTGTTCTATCTTCATATATCTTTTTAGCTGCACCATAGGCAATATATTGCCACCATTGATTCAGATTAGGTTGATCGCTACTTTGAAGGAGAACGGACGGTAGTGCATCTACTTCAATTTCTATTTTATACGGCATATCCGGCACGGGTCTCAAGAAAAAAGTATTATCAAAATACATAAGAGCGTTCGGTCTAGCTACTTGTAACGGTACGGTTTGGCTTGTTATATTCTCTCCAGGACCAGGAGGAAAAGCGAACGTAGCCGCATAAGAACCGGTAACATAATTAACCACATTGAATGGGTCTATGACCGTAGGAGGAGTTGCGGGCAAGTTACTAGGATTATAGAGATTCCCGTTGATGGTATTATTTCCTGTTGTAGGATCGACTATAGGTACATCTACAAGAGAAAGCCCTTCGCCATTTGAGTCAATTGATGATAGTAAGACATTGTTTTGTAGAAGGACTGCACCGCCCGCATTCCCATTAGTTCCAGGGATAGTACCACTAAATGCAGCTGTTACACCATTGCCTGTAGCTATAGTCTGAATACTATTGGTTAATGGGTACATACGGTAGAACTCAGTGCGCGACTGACTCCATATAGACTCAGTTCCCGCAATATAGACCGGCATTTGGGTAGCAACATACCTATTTTGAAAGTCATACAATGGATTAGTAGTATTACCACCAAATGAAATCTTGTCCGTAGGATATCTATCCTGTCCTGGATTGGTATAAAAAGAGAATGTCTGCCGCAAACTGAATAGACGCAGATGTTCAGGAAAGTCATAGAGTATAAAAGTATTTATATAATCTAATATCTCATTATCTGATAATTGAGCAGGGCTAGGAGAACGCGTTAGTCTGCGAACCTTAGTCCTGATATCTGCTAATGTAGCTGGCATACTAAGCTCCTTTTTTAACTAGCCTAATCTGTTCCTAGTCGCATTTCTAAGCGTCTCTGCTACCTCACCTACGGGAACCACTTGAGCACAGGTATCAATGAACGGGGGAGGACTCATAGGTATAGCAAATGGCTCAAAGGTAGTCGTATCAATCGTTACAGAAAAAGTGACATCTGTTAATACAGTTACGATGCCTATGAGCCCATTAGCTTGCTGCATACCAACTGCGGGAGGCAGATCTAGACGAACACTAAGGCCATCAAGGTATTGATGCGCAAAAGTAGTAGTAACTACCGCAGGATTTGAATTAGTAATAGCAGCAATAAGCCGCATAGCAGGTTGAAATAAAGGATTAGGATTCGCATAACAACTAGCCACTTGTTTACCTCCTATAAGTTCACCTATACTAAAATTGCTTTCGTAAGTGACTCCCTTATGGAAAGCTAAATGGTGTGAGGCCAGTGTAATGCTGGCCTTCTTTAATTAATACGTAACTTGAATGATTGAATCACCAACCGGAGTCAGATCATCAGTATCCACAAACTCAAGGCTTTGGAACCCAAATCGCCTTACTTTCTTACTTATTTGCATTGGATGGCCTGAACCATAGCCTTGTTGGATCTTAGTTTCACCAGCAATATAGCCATAGATTGGATACCAACCATTTTTATTGAGATGCTTTGCTACACCCAGTGGTATGGTATAAATCTCACCATCCCATAGTTCATAACGCTCTGTTTGATCCTCTTTGTAGAGCCTAAGAACAAATGACATGGATCCGCCAGGTACTTCATAAAAGCGGAAGATTCCTTTAACGAGCTCGCGGTCTTTATCCCGAAGCATCTTCATTTTCTTCTTTTGTGTTTCTCTGTCGAGAGAGTGCCTATCAATAGGACGAGGAGAATCTATTTGGCCAGGATTTGTTGCAACTTTGGACATGCTTTTCCTTTTAGGTAAGAGCCCATGGGCCCACGTGGGCCCATGAATATGGTTTTCGATTATAGACCGCCGTATGTAGATTTACCTGCGACCCAGTACAATGTATCTCGTGCATCTATTGCATCTGCAGTAGAGAAATGTACGGTTCCAGCAGGACCACTAATAGGCGTTGTTAATGCATTACCGTTTCCACCAGCACCTAAAATCATGCCTAGGAATGCGGTATTGATCGTTGCATCATCAAGCAGATTCTGCCAAGGAGCAGTCGCCGCTTCACCAATCGGAACTATCATTGCAGGACTAAATGGTACTGCAGCGTTAGCTGGGAATGCGAATGTTGTGAATGCTGAACTATCAATATTCAGCGTGATTGTGTTACCTGTTGCTGCGGTAGTATCGATAGCAACAATAGTTCCTTGCAATCCATTGATCTCTACCATGCCATAGGCATCAGGAACAACCACACGAACTTCTTGTCCAACGGTATAACCATGAGTCACTGTAAGGGTAACCACTGCTTGAAGAGCCTGTGATATCTTAGAAATGAAACGATGGCGAGGATAGAAGATAGGGTCAAAGTTAATCTTTCTCCAAGATCCTGTTGTACCAGCCAATCCAAGCTGAGACATGTAATCAAGAGAAAATGTGCCACTTGTAAGTGTGTTATTACCTACGGTGAAATCAATACCACCTAGTTCTTGTGCATTAACTATGTTGATAAGACGAACAACGTCTCCTGGCAGTAAGCCATTAGACCCTGAATTAGTCACTACCGGTATTGAAGCAGTTGAAATTGCTGTTATGGTCGTATTTAAAGCACCAATTGCATTAGCGATTGGATCGTAAATAGTGAATCCACCAGTAACCATGGTGTCTTCTGCTAATGTAGCAGCACCATTCGCTTTATAACGTACGATACCAGTTCCTGCAGCCATACCTCTTTGCCAGTAGAACTCTACACCAGCAAATGAGTTAGCCGTTCCCTGGAAATAAACACTATTCAAGCCATTAGCGCCAGCTTTGGTGTAGTTATACACTTTCACCCAATCAGCACCAGAAGGTATTTGAATAATATTTAACATTGCTGCTTGGTTTGATGCACTTCCCGGATTGGGGTTGGCGCCAGAAAACTGAGCAACAAATGTACCTTGTCCAATTATTGTACCATCCATGAATATCTCCTTTATGCTAGCGTTGCACGCAAGTTAATGACCCAAAGATCGTTTGTTATGCGTGGAACTTCAGCAAATTTGTAGCCTACAGAAGCATTCAACGCCAATGGTCCATCGTATATAGGTGGTCTATAAATAAACGCAGCACTATACCCATCTTGTTCAATACAAGCGTATGCTTCCATACCCACACAGAAGATGTTGTATACGTTAGCACCAAGGTTTGATGCATTAGGCGATACAGAACCAATAGATGAGATAAGGAATCGAAGGTTACCAATTGCACCCCATTCAGAGCGTAATGCTTCCATAGGAGCTGGATATTGGTTCTTTTGAATGAATCCTGAAACCGCATCCAAGTCACCAGTCAATTGAGTAGAGCAAAGAGCAAAGTATGCATCACGAACTGGTGCAGTACCGAACTTATCTTCACCTTCAATGTTATCCAGGATTGTATATGCATTGTTGTTCAAGAGTGCACGTACTACTTCATCAACGTCTGAACGTGTGATTTCAGTAGGGGTGTCACCATTTACGCCGCCAGTACAGTTAATAAATGAAGCAGTTGATGCAAGCATATCACGCGTTAACTGATCTTCAGTTTGACGAAGCGATACACCCAAACGAGCAGCGCACTCATTCAATACTGGATCTTGGTTTTGCAATGTTACTTGTTCATTTATTTGCACGTAGGTGCCATAGAATGAAATAGTAGCATCGATGTTAACAGCGGTTAGCAATTGCCCTGGAGGAGTAACACCGGAATTTCCCAGTGGTACCATCGCCGTTGCTAAAGGATTATATCTACGCATACGCAGAGTTGTACCACCATTACGCGGCATTTCCTTACGCATTGCAGGAATCTTGTGAATCATGTTAGGTACCGGTACGGACAAGAGCTTATAACTAAAGCTCTGCTGTACCGGTGCTGGTAACACACTAGTAGTTGTTATAGCCATGTTGGCTCCTTGAAAAGTGGAACAAGTATGTTCGGCTTTCAAGCTGACGAGGCTTAATACGTCGTGGGTTGACGAGTCCCGTACGTCTGGGGTGACGATGCCCGTACGTCGATAGGATATGAAGGCGCGACCCTTCGTACGCATAATCACCCTACTACATGACTATTAAAAAAATCAAATAGCCTGATCCGATCACACTATTGGAAATAATATATATTTTTTTAAGCGCGTACTGTACATCATATATAGATGTGATATAGTATACATAGCAGTGTTTCAAATATCCATAACAAACCAAGGGGATCTCGTATGAGACCACGTTTTTCGCGTCAATTTTTGGCGCTCTCTCTTCTTATCTCTTTACCATTAGGAGCAATGAATCCTAAGGCAAACACCAAACTCTCTCAACACATTACTACCTCTTATTCCAGAGTTCTTCTAAAGAAGATGCTTGAGAATAAAGAGAAAGGTCTTCCTGCATTAGCTATGACTCCTGCAGCGGCGGTAGATGTTGCAAAAGATGTTGCTAAAGAGCCTTCTACAATTAACGTTGTTTTATCATTGGCAGCAGGTGCCACTGCAGGAGCTGGCTTTGTTATACTGGCGCCTCCTGTTGTATTGGGAGTTGGACTAGGAACGTTAACTAGTTGGCTGTTATGGGATACGTATAAAGGAAGGTCTGCTGATAACTCAGAATTCCGCGACAACAGTCCTACTATCGTAGATACAACTGCAGCGTTCACTACTGGTTTCCAAGCTGGCCCTTCCATTGAACGGAATCCAGATGGTTCAATTACTGATCCTGAAACTCAATTTATAGTTCGGCCCGGCACGGCACGGTATGCAGAACTAATGGCTAAAAAAGAACCGGTATATGCAGTAGTTCAGCCAGCAGCCAATGTTCAAATGCGCAAAGGTAATGGGAATGATAAGAAGCCTAATAAGGCAGACATAGCTAAAGCAGCGGCTAAAGCGGTTGGTGGTACAGGCGGTCCTAAAAAGCCTGAAGATGATAAAAAAGTGCGTAAAGTAAATCCTCATGATTTCAAACAGCGCATTAAAAAAGAAATGAAAGACGATTATTATACTACCAAAGAAGGTGGCATGCGCTTGAAAGATAATGGGACACCCATAAAAGATGCGAATGGCGTTGAAATATACGAAACGAGGCCTGATTATAGTCATAGAGATCTAGAATGCCTTGATAAAAAAGGAAATCATCTTGGTTCTTTAGATCCTGTTGATAGAGTAATCTACAAACCAGGAATTGGTCATAGGGACTTCAAAAGAGGTATTGTAGGTATAGCAGCAGCAGAATGGATACTTGAAGGCAACGCAGAAGCTGCTCAGCCAGATGAACCAAATAAGGTCCCACAAGAACACAGAGAATCAATGCTCAAAGAAGCGGTAAGATCTATTTTTGATCCTCAATTTGCAGAATATTTAATAGGACAAAAGCCATTTGAACCTTCTGTAGCAGTAGCTGCTATAGAAAGGGGAAAAGAGTTTAAGAAACTTTTAGATGCTGTGGAAGTTGCAAAAGCGACCCCAGCTACGCCAACCACTGTAACAACACCAACTCCTGCTGCTGCTGGATGGCAAGATACAGGATATATAAGCGATAACGACAATAGTCCGGTTACCTATCAAATGCCAGTTCATATAAACACAGGAGTGTATATGCCCGCAGCTAGTCCGAATGCAAATGATGCACTAGGAACTGTGTGTACTCCGCCACCTGTAGCGCCAGTGATTCCTCCTATGCCAGTTAATGGCATGCCAGCTGCTGCACCATCAGGCTATACACCTTCTGCAAGATCATGGTCAAATGATACAAGTGATTCATCGAGTACATACTCTAATGACTATGGATCAACTGGTGGCTGGAGTGGTAGTAGTTCAGGAGCAAGCCATTCAGGAACTCCTGCATGGTCAATGGGAGTTTCATTTGGCAAAGGAGAATAGTGAGGAAAATGCGCGTTACATTGAAATGTAGGTGCGATAAGCATTTAGATCGTATTACACCGTGTTGTGAGTTCTTTAAGCAAATGCTTAATGATTGCCGAGTGAGACTTGTCTACTTAGAAAGACGAGACATGTACTGTATTAGATTCATCGCTTCTTCTGGTAAACAAGGAATATTGTATTGTCCATGGTGTGGTACAAAGTTCCCTGATCCATTACCGGATGATGACGACTAGAATGCAAAACCCCTATACAGGGTGAAGCGGCCTGTATAGGGGAAAAGGAAGAGGAAGAAGATTAATTTTTCATACGAGCTTGGTACATTTCTTTACGCAGTTGCTCTCTTAGCTCATCGGTAAGTCCATTAGCAAACGCATTAGCGCGCGCGAGTGGGCTTTCCCCTTGTTGAGGAGAGACGCTGGTAAGAGGACGAGGCTTCGTGGCGTTGTTAACTGCCTGTTCTTTCTCATTTTTGAAGGTATCTTCGCGATATATACCCATCTTTTTGATGATCTTATAGACGCTTGAGCCTTTTGCTTCTGTATCTGGCGTTGCATGGAGCGCAGCGGCTATGTCAGGGTATAAATCACGCAGAGAAGCTATAGTTTCACTGTTTACTACCTCATCAAAGTCAGGATATTGAGCTTTTAGTCTCAATTCAGTGAATGTTCGCTCTATTTTATCTTCTAATCTCTTAAGATCTTTACCTTCAGCAATATCATCCGGTGCTAATTCACGTTGCTTTGATGCTTCAAACTCCTGAACACGACGATACATATCATCACGTTCACGCTCTAGACGTTTTTTATCTTCTCTAAGGCGAGTAATATTACGATCTGAGTCATCAGCTTTCTTCTGAGCTGCTGCTTGTTGTTGCTCTTCAGAAAGGTGGGACGGTTCGGCCGGGACGGCAATTTCTTGTTCCATAGGGGATTCTAATTGATTCAACTCTTCCATTATGCTCCTTTTTCTAGCATAGGTGTTAGCAGTAGCTCGCCATTCAATCGTTTCGCTTTCTTCATCAAGGTGTCATCGAAGAACTCGAGCACGAATTGGAGAAGCGCTCTTTCCTTCTCATCTACCATTAATGCATTATCTCTTAGGTAAAAGCAAATATCTTTTGCAGGGATAGTCCAAAGGAACTCTAACTTATCATCTTCTGGTATATAGCGATAGACAACTTGGTCATAATCAGGAGTTGGACAGGTAGCACGATGGAAGAAGTAGTTACGCAGAACATTCTCCATCAGCCGCTCTTTCTTGAAGATTACAACAATGTAAAAGCATCCTTTATACACATTTTTACCTTGCTCCACCTTATCGATAAGGTTTGCCGTATAGTCCGATAGCTGCTCTTGCATCTGTTCAACAACGGTGTGATCATTTTTATCACCTTTCAAAAGAAGGTCTCGGGATACTTTACCCACAGTTTCTTGGGACATCCATTCTCCAGATAGTATTAATTGTGATTACTTGCACATGTATCTTACATATGGTAGTATATATATACACGCGCTAGTCGTGTGTGGTTAGGGCCATGCATAGGGACGGGTAAACTACCCTATGCATGGTTTGGTAAATAGGGAGGGTATCTATTTACGTCTCTTTTTATTTTTAGCACCGGTAGCTTTGCGAGATTCTGACAAAGCAATCGCAATCGCTTGCTTAGGATTAGTTACTTCGGGTCCATGTTTTGACCCGCTATGCAACTTGCCTTCTTTAAATTCATGCATAACTTTCTCAGTCTTAGCCTTAAACTTAGAAGATTTAGCAGCTTTCTTTTTATGTTTATGCTTAGGATCTTTCTTCTTTTTATGTTCTACTTTCTTCATGTGCTCTTTTTCTTCATACATCTCTTCTTTGCACTTTTTCATATCACTTTTTAGATGCTTAATGACCTGTTTTTTGCCAGCCATTACTTCTCCTTTGATTGTTTATGTCTTTTTTCAGCACGCATTTTCAATTGTGGGTATTTTTCATAGACCGCAGCACGAATGCCTGATGGATTAGGGGCATAGTGAGCCCGAGCAAGTGCATTTCTCGCGCGTGCTAGGCTGTTAATTGGAAAGCTGAATTTAGATGCGCCACCCTTGGCTCCCGCAAAGGATTTAGGTGATACATCTTTGTATTTGCCTGCGCTTGATGAACCTTTTTTAGATCGCATCTTTTCTTCTGAACCGTGGGCTACTTTAACTCCCTTAGCCACAGTTATCTTTTTTTTAGCCATTACTTTTCCTTCGTTTATTAGCAGGCGTTGCGAGTACAGGAAATAATGCTCCTGATCTTATCGTTGCACATATCAATGCACGTTTGCGCGCTTTATCTTTTTCATATAAATAGTCTTGATAAGATTTCTGCGTGATCAATTTTATATACATCTTAGCTAGAGCAAGCGGTGTATAATGGGCATCTTTAAAATCATCATACGTGGTTGAGTAAAGACGCTCATCAATATCAGTCACTAAAGGGTCTTTGAATGCAAGTTTACTTGTTTTATAGAGTATGTAAGGGGTTAGGTTATCATATGATGGTTTATTATTATTCTTTAGTATTTCAAGTCGGTCTTTTATCATTTCTATAACCCCTGCATCATTATCAGTAGGAAATATAAAGTGATGCATTGCATGAGCCATTACCTCATCATCGAGTACGACATGAGATATATCCTTTTTAAAATCCAGATGTAGATCATGTAATGATTGCAATGAATTAACTTTGATAATGTCTTGAGGGGCCATTGAGCAAACAGGTGAAAAAAAGAGAAGGCATAGTAGTAAAAACATATACTTCCTTTCCTTTTAAAAGAGGGGGATTGCTCCCCCTCTTTTCTATCTCACGCGCCACGTATCCTGATTCTGCAAACGCTTACGTAACTTTTTACTGTCTCTTCCTGCAAATGAGTCAGGAGTGCCTAGTAGTTTGTAAGCAATTTTTTTTGGCTTGCCTTGCGGGCGAAGCATAGCAGGCATATCAGTACTTCTCAGGGAATTCGCCTTTCTTCTGGCGTTTTCCATCTTGATTGATTTGATAATCCACACCACGGATATCATCATTAAGACCTTCTTCCATAGAGTAGTTAACTTTAGGATACATCTTCATGATGACTTGCTGAGGCATGTTAGCGATTGCATTGTGATCCTCGTGCAACATACCGTAGTCCATATGTTCTTGAACAGTACGGCCACGATAACCAGCATAAAACTCATCGCCAAGACGATGCATTGCTACATCATAAGGACCATTAGCTTCATGCATTTGTTTGAGTGGATCACGAGAATAGTTACGTCTTCCTTCCATTCCCGCTCTTTCATGTCTGCGATCACGCGCAGATTGATGATAGCGTTTCTTTTTAGCCATATGGCTCTCCTGGTAGAAATTGCCCCATAAGAGCAAGGGTTTATAAGCCTCTAACTACCTCTTGCGTTTCAGCCTGCTCTTCTTGCACACGATCCTGCGCCTTCAATAGCTGGCTTAGCGTAATCAGTTTCTCTATTTGTCCGAGATCTATGTCTTCCATTTCCTTTATAGCTCGTACCATGTTGAGAGTCGCTTGGTCCCTGTCTTTCTGTGCTTCCGCCTTGCGCTCTATCGCTAACGCCTCATTCTCTTGTACACGGCTGATACGTTCGATGCCAAGCCCTTTATCAGCCATCGCACGTGATTGAGCAAGCTCGACACGCGCCATCTGTTCTTGCATAGCAGCCTGCATCTGTTGCTCTTGCTGTTGTTTTTGCTCTTTCTGTTGAGCTTCCATAGCATCAATAAGTTCCTTTTTGTCCTGCAACGTAGCGGCATTGATAAGCGTTGAATCGGGAATAGGAATGCCCATCTCTCTCAATTGAAGAAGCTGAGCGAATTGCATCTGCTTCTGGGTTGTTGTGTTCATTCCTTCTTCAATTGCCGCATCATAAGTGCCGAACGATTTATTATAGAACTGAGGACTCGGTTCGGCTCCTTCAAGAATCCGTTTTACTTTGCCAGGAGTGAAATTGTTCTGAATGATATCGATCATCAAGCTGCCAAGTAATTTCTGTGACTGATCAAGCTGATCAAAGAGCCTTTGTAATGTAGTGAGACCTGCGCCCTGTCTAAGCATTGAGAGGATCCCAGCCTTATCATCAATAGCTGATCCTAGAAGCTCTTCATTAACACCCGATATCTCTTGTATCTCTTTGCCTAATATCTCAGATAATTGGATCATTGATGGTGGTATCTGTGGCGCAATGATCTGCTCCACATCAGACATCTGTGCTTCTTCTTTGAGTGCAAGCCCGCGCCCTTGACCACTCAGGAATACATCTTTAGGATCGACCAATGCATTTTCTTTGTACTTAAATCCAGAGTTGATCTGGCTTTCTAGTATATCGAGTTCAATAGCCTTACGACGATTATACAGATACTGCGCATCACGCAGCCCACGTACAACACCTTGTACCCGCCAAGGAAAATATGGCAGTTCCGGCGTATAATAGCCCAGAACAGGAACGAATGGATACTTATCAATACCGATTGGGTTAGGACCGTCGTACATGACTTTGCCTTGTATAACAATAGCCATGCGTACAGTTGGTACTTCCTGTTCGACAATAGCAACCTGCGGATACACGCGCAGGAATTCTTTGAGTCGGTCTTCATCTTTCCCCTTCCATTCTTGAGTTTCTCCCGTTTGGGAATCTACAAGTATCTTCTGGGTACGATAGTCACGATAATAGAACTCGTCATAGGACAGTAAGTTGCGGGGACCATAATTATAATTTTGTGGCATGAACTGGAACTTGCCGTCTCGCCCTTCATTGAATTGGCCAGCAAGCCCTGCTATCTCTTCCTTTTTGTCAGGGAGTAGAGAAATACACTCACGCTTAGTCAGATAGGATCGTTTCCATAGGGCATTGCAATCGGAGAGATCAGCCTTTTTGAAGAATGGATCAATAAGAAAGCTATTGTATGAACAGTTATCAACTCTAATATTCCCTGAAACAGGATCGGATCGGTAATCAACCCATACCTGCATGAGGTTCATACCGGTAACAAGCGCACCATGGAATGATTCAGATATTGTTTCCAGAACTCCTTCCTGGCGATTAACCCACATGAGAATCTTAGAGAACTGATCAGCAGTCTGATCATCACCATTATCAACGGGAACAACGATCGTAGATTTACGGTTACGGCGTTGGTGCCCACCGATCATCTCTATAGTGCGACGGATACGGTTAAAATTAAACTGACGACGACGAGTAGCCGGAAGATTGCCATATACATCATTCCACAAAGACTGATCACCTGCTTCAAAACGTGTGTCAGTATCAGCTTCGGACCAAAATGCTTGATTGATAGTGATGCTCTCTGCATAGAAAGCTTCCATGCGAGAAAGGATACCCCTATCTTTTTCATCGTAATATTGCGGGCCTAACTGAGGGAAAAGCGGCATTTTAAGCTCCTTTTTTGAGGAATTCTTCTGTTTAAGCTATTCTCCCTAGCAGTAACCCAACGACAATTGGAAGGTTCATAGTTACCGTCGTTATCTATCCTATCAATCTGTAATTTTAATGGTTTTAGTCCCATATCTTCGACGAAATTATCATATGAATGCCATCTTTTACAAACTGTTATGCCTCGGCCACCATAATATTTATATACTTTTAAGTTTTTGTTCGAACATCTAGCAATCATAGCGCGCCAAACAAGCTTAGTGGATAAGTATTCTGCGCCCCTTTTACTACACCGACACTTATTGCATTGTTTGGTTTGACCAGATTTTAATGCATGACCCGGTATATTTTTTCTTGTTCCACAATCACATATACACGTATAGAATAATTCATTGCGTTGAACATTTTTAAATCTAGATGCAACTAGCCAAGAACCAAATTTTTTACCCACCAGATCAAGAGTTTTATTAAGGCTATCAACAAAGCAAGATTTGCACTGAGTTGATTCTCCAGCTTTTAACGTGCTTCCTCTCTGTATTTTGCGAGATCCGCATGTGCACTCACATAGATAGGTTGTCTCTCCACGAGAGGTTCTTCCACTTTTTGATAATACAGTCCATTTGCCAAATACTTGACCAACTAAATTATTCATACAAAAAACCTTTAAACCATTAAAGAATTTAAGTATAAATGATTTCGCAAGAATGTAAGGATCAAGTTGAGTAAATGGCATTACGTTCCCCTCTTTAAAAGAACTACTCTATAAGCAGTCTAAAAAGAGAGGCACGTAATAGCAACAATACTAATTTAGCAGAACCAGTTCTTTATTCTTTGAATAAAACATGGATTCTTTTGTTCAAGGCTAGACATCTTTTTTACCGTTTCCACAAGCTCACGGGTAATGAGATTTATATTACGGGTCATATCATGAATCTGTTCGCGCATCTTATGTATTTGTGAGTCGAGCGCCATATGCATGCTCTTTAAATCATGTTCTACCACGAGGAATTTTTCTTCAATATACGCAGCAGCCCTTACTGTCTTTATCTTCTTTTCTTCCATCTACTCTCCTAGATAAGAACGTCATAATCATCATGAACCGAACACTCTACACGAAGCTCCATCAAATCCTTAGGCAAATGCTTATAACACTTATCCAACAAGAATAAAAACATAGATTTCTGTTTAGCGTCTAGCTTATGAAACACAACGAGAAGCGCCAGCACTGTTTCACGTTCTGTAAAGTTCGGTATAGTGAATGATCTATCAGCTCTCTTCGATGGACTCATTGCTCTCTGTGATAGAGGAAGAAGTAGAATAAGCGATAAAATCATCACGATAGAACGTAAACTCATAGGCGCTCCTTTGTGGCTGAACAGCAACTTCAAATCCAAGTCTTAATATAAAGCAACCAATTAATCCTGCAACGCTGTTCATAGGGATGTCTGACCTTCTACCTTTTCCTCATTGAATACCTGAGGATACTTCCTTTTAATTACTTCACGAATGAGATGGGCCGCTGATATCACTTCACCCCTCTTTACCGTCTCTAATCGCGCTATCTCTTTAAGCTTATCTAACTGTGTTCTTTTCAAGCGCATCGTAAAATGCGTATATTCAATTTCTTTCATGATTCTTCCTCTCATAGTATACATAGATCAATAGTATAGCTTGTATCCTACACTATGTACACTTCTTAGTATGGAGGGAGATCTTCTCGAAATATCGATGGCATGTTACTATTGCGCCCATAGACGGCATCCTGATAACGCTGCTGCAACTGCTCTGGACTTAATCCATCACGAGTTTTAGGCAATGATATACAGAGATAACGCATAGCATCACTAAAATGACTGGAGAAATCATGAAGAGGGTGGGATTTATATACCTTACGTTTAGCATCATATTCCTGGCGATAGTTCTCAAGAGCTTTGAGCAATGGTGCGGCATTCTTTCCATCAAACCAGAGTTTGCTCATAGTGGATCTAACGGCCTCAATCCCGTCCTCTACGGAGACATTTGGCGCCAGAGTGAAGGTTACCCCCAGATGTTTGGCCTTTTCTATACGCGTCATGCCAGAACCCCATTCTTTAACCGCTATATCATGTGGCGCTATATGCTTTCCATATGAATAAGGCTTCTTTTCAAGCACAGCCACATAATGCTCAAGCCCTTCTTTCGAGTTTTCGTAACAGTCTATGATCCGTACCGTCTGACCGATTGTCTGGAAGAAGATAATAGTCGTTGAGTCACGCACCCCAATATCCCAAGCAGTATGAACTTTGAATGCGCTTTCCCATGGCACATCACTGATTCGTCCATCAAGACGAAGCTTTTGTAAGTACTTGGCGTAATATGATCCTTCAACACCCATCGTGAACGAAGTGTAGTATTCTTGCTGTATGAGGTCATCAGACATGATACCTTCGGCACGCTCTTTCTCAATTTCCCACAACGAGATGTGTTGGGTATCTTCTACCGTGAGTTTATAACAGAACCAATCGGGAGATTGCTCAGCAATTTGATAGAGAGACCAAAAATGGTTCTTACCATAAGGAGTTGAAATGAATAAAGCCCATCCCTCATTGGCCGTAAGAATTGGTCGAATGGTTGGATAGGCGCGAGGGTCCTGGTAGGCATACTCAGAGAAGACAACACCTTGAGGATTAGTTCCTCGAAGGCTATCAAAGTTGTCAGAGCCTACAATCTGTAATACTGAACCATTAACAAATCGTATCTTCATTTCCTGTGAATTCTTAGACTCTATAACCTGTGGTGGTATGTAGTCGAGGATGCGATCGCCAGTCGATGTTATAGAATCCCATAGGATCTTCTTACCTTGAGAATAGGTGGGGAAGATGTAATAGATAACGCAGATCTTTTGCAAACATGCTCTGATACATAAATTAAAAGCAGTAATATCTTTACCTGCTCGTCTAGGTAAAATAGCGAGCACTCGCTTATATCCCTTGTTCTCAATCGCATCAAGGATAGGAAGTTGATATGATCGTGGTACAAACTTATCAAGATAGATTTGAATATCAGGCGTTATCTTCATATTTCTTCTGGCATAGATTCGAAATCTTTATTTAAATAACTGGCTAATGCTATAGCTTTTATCAATAACTTTTGCTCCTTCTTCTCTCTCCTCAATCTCATCTTTTCGCTTCTTTCATTTTCTTCTTTAAATGAAAGCTTATCACTACTCCATGTAACACAAATCATCTTTGCACACATCTATGCCCCCGCGGTAATCTCTTCTATAATCGCTATATCATCTTCTAATTTAACTGAAGCAGTGAAAGAACAAATGGTACAAAAGAGATAATCTACATCTTCATTTGTTCGTATATAATCTCTATGAGCAGAGCAACGAAAGCATGAACCATCCCATTCATTAATATTCATTGATCTATCTTCCATCTTCATCCTTTAACTTGTAAGGGACTAAGTCGCTCTCAGGAAACTTGCTCATGTTAATAACTATTTTATCGGCATATTTCTTGAATATTCGAACTTAGAGAGTCTCTCATCAGCACAATATACACCCAATAACTTAGCGCATCCTATGATATCATTTCTAAATAATCTCTTTGAGTCTTGCGCATCCTCTATATCCTCATCAAGTTCAGACTCTGTATCATAACCTCTTTCAATGCATCGCCTTAATGACCATGCGCATTTGTCAGCATTTGTTCTGACTGTCTGAATCAAATGTGCATAAGCCTCTTCCCATTTTTCTGAATTCTCTCGGCCAAGTAAAAATCCTATTTTATATCTACACTGTATTGACTCATCAGAAGGTATACATTCCTTCATTGATTCAATATCAACAAGTAAAGTTTTTAAATACACTATTTTATCTTGCATTCTAATGGCTACTTTATCTTCCATCTTCATCTTTCACTTTATAAGGTACTAAGTCACTTTCCGGAAACTTACTCATGTTAACAACTATTTTAGATGCTGCAAGTAAAGTCTCTTGGTCAGCCTTAGCTTGGTTATACCATTCAACAAGCGCCTTATGTTCCTCGTTATAAAGAGGGAGGGTAAATTTGACCAGAGCTGCATTCAATTCATTACGGAGACCTCCTACTTCACGACGAGCACCAAGTGTCATCATAGCGAATCCATGGACCCTCTCAAGCTCTTCAAACTTGTCTACCCAACTGTAATATGTCTTGCGATGCAATCTATGCTTAATTAGAAATTCATCCAAGCATAGTGGCTCAGTCTCATGAAGACACCAGTCCATAAGGGTAATAGCGAGTCGTTCAGCGGATTGTTTCGTAAGAGGAACTATTCTCCAAGTCCCCAGTTGCAAGAAGGCATTTCTGGTATCAGTAGTTCTGTTATCAGACACAATATCTTTAGTAACTTTTTTATTAGCAATCTTTCTATTTGTAGTACGTTGAGGGGATTTCTTCATTCTTTCTCTATCTCGGTTACATAGATGATCGTACAAGGGTCCTTTTTAACACGGATACGATGGGATATAAGATCGGTTATGTTCTGATAGTTGTTGTATACAATGTCTGCAAGTATGTGCTCAACGAACCGTGAGTATGAACTAATATCATTTTTTCCCCATCCTTCTTTTTGATATAAATGGATCTCGACAGATAATGGCCCTTGAAGTTTAGGACGGTCATCATGCTGCGCTTCTACGGTAATCTCATAGTATGTCTTATTTTGTTTGTAGGTGGTCCAAGATCGAAGTTTTCCCTCTTGTCCTTGTATATGAACAAGCGGTTCCCCAAGGATACGATATGTGTACGTCACGCTTATCACTCCCGTTTAAGGTCCTCTTTCTTTTTATCATACAATTATCCAGACGTAGTGCCATCGGTATATCGCTTAATCATTGCTCCATTCTGCCCAAACATAATAGACTGGATAGTTTTCATACCGGAAGAAGTCTCTGGAAAAACGGTACGGGTAGCTTCTGGGGTTTGAGTTGTCGGCTTATCATCCTCTACGTCGACGGACGGTTCTTTAGAAACTAAAAAGAGACAGGAAGATGGCTCACAAGCAATCATTTTTATAGCAATAGGATCTACGGTAGTTAATCCCATAAGATGATGCTGCATTAGATGTTTTTCTTCTTTTGAACCACACCCCAGTTTTATTTCCACTACGCCATCTCTAAAAACTTTATCTTCTTTCTTCGCAAATTCGCTCATCTCTTCTCTTTCTTTTTTACGCCTATTCGATTCAATAACATCAGGTGGCGTCACAGCTGATCTTGGCGTAACAACTTCTTTCTTTCCTTCAACAGGATGCTTGGATGGTATTTGGCTATCGTTAAAGGCTTTCTCCGGATGATTCTTCTTGAGATATTTTTCTCTATGAATCCGTTCCGTGACCGTCCGTTCTTCCGTTTCTTCTATCCGTAATTGCTTCTTGAGGCTATCGACAAGAACCCAATCAATCACCAATCCCTCTCTTTTGCAATAGTCCATACAGTTCTTAAAGAACCAACCATAAGGGTCATTGATGTTCTTGCTAAACTGCATCTGCTTCTCAGCGTAGTCTATAGCCTCTGAAGGCATGCCGCTAAGTTTAACCATGCCCGACAATGTCAGATTGAGAGTAATTATCTCACGAACTCTTTTTGGAATAAACGGTTCCATATTCCGCCTTCTATTAATAACGGTTTCCGTAATACCTTTTAAGACCGTAAGATTAACTGGTGTAACATAGTTGCTATATAGCATAGATATAGATAGAAATATTGGCATATATTTCAATGAGGGAACTGACTTCATGAGAATATGTTTTATGCCGTCTATAAAGAGAGTTTTAGCCAATTCGTAGACACACGTGTTACGATGCCTGTATGTAACGACAAGGAAGCCTTTGCTCTTTAACTTCTTAATGATTCTGTTACAATGGCCTCTTGATATACCTACTCTCTTAGCAATTTTTTCTTGGGACGGGTACACCGATCCATATGAAGCAGCATAAGAAGTAAACGCCTCTAAAACTTTTAGTTCTGTAGCGCTCAAATTCCGTGTATTTTCTTCCAATATTTCTTTTTTATTCATCATTCTCTTTTATTTTTTTCGCAATCATTGATTCTTTTTAAAAAATGATTTACTATTTACTCACGCTATATGCGGACTACATGAAAACGGGTTTGGCCCGGACTACTTGCAGGACTCTTATAGACAACGCATACATATCAGGGCCTTTCGCATTTCTAGAATGTTGAATCAGTTCGGGTGCATACACTGCGTGCTAAATTATCCTTTCGTTCTAGAAGACTTGGTTAGTTTGGTTCATCACATATCACACAATGAGCATCTTGGTAGAGGAACATTGGTGAAAATTAAATATTGAGGGATGCTCTCTAAAGCATCCCTTTAATATTTTCTAATCTATCTAGTTGTGATATACTAACATAAGTACATTACATGTCTAGATAGGATAATCATGATTACTCACGATACAAGCGCTATATTATCACAAATTCTTAAAGAAATAACCTCGCTCAAAGAAAATAATCGCCAGGAGCCTCTCTTATCAGAAGAGATGCCTCTAAGATCAACGGAGCAGAACGAACTGTTTGCAGCTATGGCAAAGGCTCAGGCTGACATGCCCATTGCAACACGGGGCAGCATAAATCCCTTTTTCAAAAGTAACTACGCTTCATTCAGTGACATCATTAAAGCCTCACGACCAGTCCTTTCTAAAAATAATTTAGCAGTCGCTCAAAATATTATGGAACGGGAGAACGGTCAGAAATATCTTTACACAATTCTCATGCACGCATCCGGTCAGTTTGTAGCAAGTAGATTGAAAATAATGCCTCCAAAGCCAGACATACAAGAGTTCGGCAAGTATGTAAGTTATCTTAAGCGCTATAGTTATGCAGCACTTGTAGGGGTAGCAGATGAGCTTGAGGATGATGATGGCGAAACAGTTATGGCAGAAGTGCGCAAAGATATCTATCCATATAAAAAAGAAGAGAATAAAAAAGATCCAGTCGTAATAAATCCCCATCAAAATATCACTATAAGCAGAGATCAGTATCAAATACTTAACGATGCATTAGAAAATCATCCTGATGATGAACTAGCAGCAAACTTACTTACTACCTTCAAGATCCAGACATTGGCTGATCTACCTCGTGATCAATTTAGCACCGTGCATAAACACATTAATAAGATAAGAGCTGCGTTAGAGAACAAATAAAGCCTATTACGCGTAAAGCTACAAAGGCCAAGGGAGCGATATGGAAAGAGTAGTGAAGCATACCAAGCCAACACGCTATGACAAACATCCACGCGGAACTCTATGGGAGATAGAGGGAAGCATCGATGGGACATACATTCAAATAAACGAAGATGATCAACATCCTACATGGCATCCATTCGGCTATGTGCTTGAAGTTGCATCAGCCAAATGTATCAAGAGCCCACGATTCATCAGGAAAGTGTTAGATATATTCCAAGAGTACCAATGAGGTCGTGACGTTTTGTCACAGGTTGAAAGCAAAACCCCCGGGGGAAAATAACTAACCCCCAGGGGACAATGGAATGAAGGGTATGAAACCTTGCACTCACATTACTTCAATTACCATTCAATAACAATAACGAAGCCGTCTCCACCATCTCCACCAGCACCTGAAGCGAGTGTAGATCCTTGTCCACCACCGCCGCCACCGCCTCCAGGGAATCCGCCAGTGCCACCATCTTGAGCTGGAGTCGTACCCATTTGGCCATTACCACCGCCACCACCAAAGCCACCAGAAATGATAGCTCCACTACTTGGAGGAGTTATGCCATCTGCGCCTGCAGCAGCACCTGCAACAATGACCGTTGTATTATCAAAAGCTACAAATCCGCCGCCAGTACCACCAGCAAAGCCAATAGCGCCACCACCACCACCACCAGTGCCGAGTACCTGTCTGTAGCGAGTGAAGAAAGATCCAGGAAGATTTTGGCCGCCTAAATTGAACCCATTACCACCAGCTGCATTAGGACTTCCACTACCACCACTATTAGCACGCACTGAGAAGCTGGTAGCTTGAGCGCCCATAGGAGCTACCGCCGTTGGGCCATTAGTACCGCCTGTGTAGTATGAATTAGCGTCATTATAGAGAAAGCCT